CATAAAAATGCAGCGAAGCACGCGTTAAAAACTCTCAGCAGGTGAACGCCGGAAGTATGGAACTTTGTTGCTTATGGTAACCTTGCCACGTTCCGGCTTGTATTCTATAGACGAATATAAATGGTTGCGACCACTGAGCAATGTTTTGTAACTGCTTGCCGACCCTTTGGCTGTTCCTATCCGTTTTGAGCGTTTCCACGGATGCAATCCATCGTCAACAAAGCCGCTTTTCTTAAAGTTCTCTTGAAAGTGGTTCTTAGCCTCACGACCTACCTTAACCGGTATGGTTCGGTCAACAGCCTTGCGTATCTGCTCGGCATTATCCTTAATCTTTTTCTGAAACTCTTCTGGTGTCATATTCTCCTCTTGATTTTTGGCTTATATTTGCAAACTGTCTAATAAAATTTCTGTGTTATGTTATCCTTTGAAGAACAATATCAACGACTAACGAAGGTTTATTCTGTAAAATGCCCTAAATGTGGTTCCCAATGGACATTTAAGATGAAATCGTTAAACGAATTGGACGAAAAAAGGACTTGCGGATGCAAAGAATATCGCGACCTTATCGACAAACGCTTAAATGCTATTTTTTTTCAATCCTGATAATTCCACAGATAGTTACTTCGACAATGGTGTCCGGCAGTTCACTGAGTAACTCGTTAAACTTTTCCACCAGTTTTTGTTTCGTTACAGCGGTTTCCTTTATTTCAACCGCCGTACAGGTAAGTGTTTTTTCTTTTCCCATATCTCTTGACTTTTATCTATTATTTTGTATATTTGCAATGAACCATAGATGACTGACAGGAGGTGGCTGTAATTAGCCTAAGTCGAGAGTCGTTTATGGTTTTTTTGTGAATGAATACAAGTATTCCCTGCCGTCATAATACTCTTCAATTTTTTTTCTCCAGCTCTTGTTATTCTTCTATTTTTTTGTATATTTGTTGTGTTCTTAAATGAGCAAAGATTTATAGACTGCCGAAAGGAGGACTATAATCAGATGGCTAAAGTTTTACTTTAGCCATTTTTTTATTTTATTTTTTAAATTTCCTCCAATCCAATATTCCCTACTGATTTTAATATACTTTTCGCTTTCAAGCATTATACAAATGCCATTCAATGTTTCATTATATCGAAATGCGTTATCCACACCGTCTATCAATTTTTCAACTGAAAACAGGTCGGTTTTGTGAATATCTATAAGTAACACATCAGCCCCCTGATTAACTGCCTGATTTGCCTTCGTCAACCCATTTGCATATAGTAGCATGAGACACGCCAACACGTTCTGCTATGTCCTTCTGCAAGGAACCTTGCATATAGTATTGTCGGGCAAGTTTTTTTTTCTCTTCTAAGTCTTGTTTTTTTGCCATAGATATATATAAGATTAATGATGGTACGCTTGTACCGTAATGACACCACAAATCTGCTACATATTCTCGCGATAGAGAATTTTCTTTTTAATGCTTAGAATGGTTGTTACAAGGTGTAGAAACTTGTTTTTGCATTTGTATTCCTGCATCTACATTTGGCAAAAAGAACGAAAAACAATGGCTAAAACATTTGTATTATCAAAAGGTTTGCACCAGAACTCTCACGGGTTTGCTATTGACCTTGGTGGAATAGACTTAGAGCGTTTCCGCAAAAACCCTGTTATGTTACTAGGTCACGACCGTGACAAAGTGATAGGACTCTGGGCCAATATACGCATAGAAGACGGTTGTCTTTTGGCCGATGCCGATTTTGACACCGATGATCCTATTGGGAAAGAAGTTGCCCGTAAGGTTGGAAAAGGGTATCTGAAAGGTTGCAGTGCAGGTATCTATATAAATGAAATGACAGAGAAAGACGGACTTGCCACAGCAACCAAATCAGAATTGCTTGAAGCAAGCATCGTTTCTATACCGAGCGATTCGGATGCTGTAAAGCTATACGATGCAAACAATAAGCCTACAACGCTTGAGGCAGTGAAGCTAAGCATAAACCAAACTAATATAACAATGACAGAAAATCAAATTGAACTCACTGCTCCCTTATTGCAGGCTCTTAGTCTTGAAAGGGGTGCAACAGCGCAAGCGGTGGAACTAGCAGTCGCTGCTAAAAACACGCGAATTGCCGAACTTGAGGCAAAGATTGCCAATTACGAAAAGGCAAGAGTTATTGAACTCATCAGCAAAGCCGTTGCCGATAAAAAAATCGGTGCAGACGAAAAAGATACGTATGTATCGCTTGCCGAAAAAGATTTTGAAGGAGTAAGCAAAATCTTATCTAAAATGCAAGGCGTTACACCTATTGCAGCAACATTGCATGCACAAGGTACAGCGTCAAAATATGACGGAAAATCGTGGGACGAACTTGACCATGCAGGGTTGCTTGCATCACTCAAAGCGGAGGCACCTGAGAAGTACGAAGAAATGTACAAACAAAAATTTAATATTAAATAGCTATGCCACTACAAAAAGAAATTTGGATTAATTCCATTGTTGAAGGCTTGTTTGCTGACAACACGTTCGCTTCGCGTGCCGTAAATCATTCGGCTTTTGTGAACGGTAAAAAGGTACACATACCAGGAGCCGGAGTAGCGCCAAGTGTTACGAAGACAAGAGCAACAGCACTTGCAAATCTTACCGGTCTTACCGGCAGAACCGATACCGATTTAGAGTATGATATTACAACGTATTTCGGAGGACCTGTATTGGTTGAAAATCCCGAAACTGTCGAATTGAGCTACGACAAACGCAACAGTGTACTTCGTAGTCTTAAAACCGCATTGGAGGATAATGTGTATGCTGACCTTATCAAAGCATGGGTACCGGCATCTGGAACCACACTTGCCACTACTGGTACAAATGTAGTTGCTTCTGCTCCATCGGCAACAGGAAACCGTTTGGCTGTGACAAAAGCGGATATTCGTGCATTACGTATGCAATTTGACAAATGGAACATTCCGCAAACTGGTCGTTGCCTTATGCTTGATGCCGACATGTATGGGCAATTGCTTGGCGATTTAACAGATTCTCAAGCTAATGCATTTTTGGCATGTGCTGACGCAAAAACCGGTGTAGTAGGAAAACTTTACGGATTTGACGTGTTCTTGCGTTCGTCGGTTTTGACAACAACCGCATTAGGCGCTATCAAGACAGGAGCCGCTGCTGCTACTGATTGTGCAGCAGGTATTGCATGGAGTTCTGACTGCGTAAGTATAGCACTTGGTGCAACTGAAATCAACGAAAACACTGGCGATGCCATTGCCTTTGGCGATATCTTGTCAGCTACTGTTCGTGCCGGTGGTAGCTATATACGCAACGACAAAAAAGGCGTGGTAGTATTATACCAAGGTACACCGGCTAACTAATCTGACCAATGGGAAAAATGTTGGATGTCCCTTCTTCTAAATGTGCACAGACAATGAAGGGAAATGAAGGAAAGGAAACAGGTACTGTGCTACCTGTTTTTAATAAGAAAAAGAAACAGTGGGAAACGCCTGACGGCAGATGTTTTGATACGATGCTTAAGGCCGAACGTCACCTAAAAACTATTTAAAATGGCATTAAACGACATCACATTTCAAAAACAAAACGGTGGTATGGGACGTACCGCAGCGAATGAGGAGCCCATTAGCGGCTTGTTGCTCGGAATGAACACCGCTATTGCGGAAAACAGCGAGAAACTTGCTTTGTTTGACCCCGTAGCCGTAGGCGAAAATACGCTCTATGTTGCCACACTCAAATATGTGGAACAACTGTCGGAAAACTATGGCATAAATTATAAAGACAATCCGGAAACAAACGAAGAAAAAGCCCAAAACTTTATTGACTACCAAGTCAAACAATTCTTCGCAATGTCACCGGAAGGCACCCTATATCTCGCATTGAAATTGTCCGGAGAAATCTTGCCGGCTGAAATTTCGGCATTGCAGATGTATGCTTCTGGCAAACTACGTCAGGTAGGTATAGCAGCCGCTGGAACAACTGCAATCACTGCGGAACAAATAGCAGGGTATCAGACAGAGACTTCTGCATTGGAGACAAACCATATGCCACTTTCTGTTGTTGTAGCCTTGCGCAAGGGAGCATATACTTCGATTCAAGACCTAACCGGATTGAATCTCGTACTTGTCGGACGACAAAATGTGAGTGTGTTTGTTTCACAAGACTTGGATGCAACACTGGTATCCGAGCAGAACGCCAATAACTTGCATGAATTGGCCGCAATCGGTTTGATACTTGGTGCTATCAGTCTTGCATCAGTGAACGAATCAATTGCATGGGTTCAAAAGTTTCCTCTCTCAATGAAGAAACCTGGATTTATTACCGGTGAACTTTTAAAGGAAACCACAGTAACCAATCTCAATTTGCTCAACGATAACCATTTGATTTTCGTGCGTGAACACGTGGGGGCATCTGATGTGTACTTCAACGATAGTCATACACTCGATGTTGCTACCAGCGACTATGCGTATATTGAAAATGTGCGCACAATGGACAAAGCCACACGCGGTATTCGCACCAATCTGTTGCCTTATCTAAACTCTCCGCTCAAGGTTGACGCTACAAGCGGAAAACTAAGTCCTGATGTGATTGCGAATCTTGAGACCGTTGCAGGACGTGCATTGGAGGATATGGAAAAAGCCGATGAGCTAAGCGGTTACGAGGCATTCATCGACCCGGAACAAAACGTGATTGCAACTTCAGAATTGGAAGTGGTTGTTCGCAATGTTCCTATGGGAGTAATGCGTAAGGTGAAAGTAAAAATCGGATACACAACATCATTAAGTTAAGGAGGAAAAAGAAATGAACGGAATACCATTGATTAACGGGACCGAGTACAGTTGGGGCGACATAGTTTTCTCCATTGCCGGAACGCCGGTGATAGGCATTACAGGTATAGAGTACAATGATGAGCAGGAGGTAACCGACAACTATGGTGCAGGGCGTTATCCTGTAAGCCGTAGCAAAGGAAGAATTACCTGTAACGGCAAAATCTCGCTCTATGTCAGCGAAGTGAACGCTTTGGTTAAGAAAACAGCAAACGGTCGTTTACAAGACCTCGGTGCTTTCGACATCATAGTATCATACATTCCTGATGAAGGCGGTATAGTAGTTATAGACAAACTGCGCAACTGCCAGTTCAAGAAAAACAGTCGTTCGTGGAGCGAAGGCGACACAAGCAAGACTGTCGATTTGGACTTGAACATCAGCCACATTGAGTGGGGAAAATAAAAAACACATTGGTACGGGCAGATCTGCGTGTCTGCCCACTACCTTTTTTCATTCAAAACCTATTTACAAACCCTTTAAATCCAATAAAATCATGCAATCGTTATACAGAGCATTGAGACGCAGAAATGCGGTAGCCTATTTTGTTTCTCTACTACAAGGCGTAAAAATCTTATACAAAAAAGAGAGCAAAGTCCGGGAATGGCGTTATGCACTACAACACAATGTAACTTCAGCATTCCTTGCGAGATATGCACAAAACAATTAATACTGACCCCTAACACAACAACGACATGAATCCGAAAGAAATAGAAATAGTAGTAAAAGATGGTGATACCGAATTCTCGTGCAGAGTGCACCGCCCTGATGTGGCAACAATGAGCCGTGTGAACAAACTTGGCAAGACCGACGAAGTGCTTGCCGCGCAGGAAATGCTCAAAGGGTGCTGGGTAAGTGGCGATACCGAGATACAAAACGACGTGTATCTGATGCTTGCAGCCGTAGGACAAATGAACGCACTGCAAACAGGCGTTGAGGCACGCATAAAAAACTCGTAGAGGCATTCATCATTGACAGTAGTTCCGATACCGGAAATACCGAAGACGAACTGCTGAAGATGAGTGCCTTAATTCGGGCTAATATGAGACTGAACCCTGCGGAATTGAACGAAATGGAGTTTGCCGAAGCATATGCACAAGCCGTGTGGCTCGAAAGATTCAGATTAAAGAACACCGCAGAAATGTTGGTAGCAGTATTGGGAGGTAAAAAAAAGAAGGATTAAGACCAAAAAGGAGGAGGAAGCGGTCCACCACCGCCGTGTTTGAACAAATCAATAAAGGCTTTTATAAGGGTTCTCATAAAAAATAGAAAACCTATAACAAGTCCCCAACCGATCATAAAACCTAATATAGTGGATAACATAACCTCTAACTTTTGAACGAAGATACAAAAAATAGAATGCTATGTCAAGCACCAATGAAATAAATTTCTCACTCAACATCAATGGAAATGCTTATAAAGGCATGTTACAACTTGATGGTGCGGTAGAGAACGTCCTGAATAATATTCAAAAAACATCTAATTGGTTTGACAGATTAGGCAATTCTTCTTTAAAGTTAGATGCAATTACTGATGTTCTTGGAAAGATGTCATCCGCATTTAAGGATATTCAGGCACCAGGTATTGCATTAAACACTTCGTTGCAAGACTTGAGCGCTATCACCGGCGTTACAGGCAAAGGTCTGAAAGAAATAGAAGGCTATGCACGGCAAACGGCAAAAACATTCGGTGTGGATGCGGCACAATCGGTAGAAAGTTACAAACTGATACTTTCGCAACTTTCTCCAGAGATAGCCAAGACACCCGAAGCACTTAAATCAATGGGCGAAAGCATTGCCACATTGAGTAAGACGATGGGTGGCGACACCACTGCCGCTGCCGAAGTCCTTACCACGGCAATGAACCAATTTCAAGTGTCAACAGTCAACCCGATAGCAGCCAGCCGTGAAATGTCTAATATGATGAATGTAATGGCTGCCGCTGCCAAAGAAGGTTCTGCCGAGTTGCCTCAAATCAAAGAGGCTTTGGAACAGGCTGGTATGTCGGCAAAGGCGGCAAATGTATCGTTTGCCGAAACCAATGCTGCTATTCAGGTATTGGACAAAGCAGGTAAGAAAGGTTCTGAAGGCGGTGTCGCATTGCGTAATGTAATGAACATACTGTCACGCGGTCGCTTTATGGATAAAGAAACTCTTAATGCATTACAGCAAGCCGGTGTTGATATAGAAACCCTTTCAAACAAATCGTTGAGTCTCACCGATCGTCTTCGTCCTTTACAGGCAGTTATGGGCGATACGGCTCTGATAGGAAAAATGTTCGGTATGGAAAACCAGGCTGCCGCTATTGCATTGCTAAGCGGATTGGATACGGTTGATGACTACACCGAGGCAATTTCTGGAACAAAAACAGCTTACGAACAAGCGGAAACTGTAATGGAAAGTTATGCCGAAAAGCAAGCTCGAATTAAAGCACAGTTTGACGACATTAAAATCTCCATATTAAACGCCACCGGTGATTTGGGTATTTGGGTTCAAACCCTAGCCGATGCTGCAATTCCATTGGCACAGCTTAGTCCTTTGCTAATTGGAGTTGGTAAAGCAATTGAAAAAAACAAATCGAAATGGACTAGCTTTACAAAAGCTGTTAAGGTAGGTATTGAAAAAGTAAGGTTAGATTTGGGAACCCTCAAATTCTCTATTGCGTCGGCAGGCGGAATGTTCAAAATGCTTGAAGGAGTTGCAAAAACCTCTTGTCGAGGTATAGGAGTTGCGATAATGAAAATCCCTATTGTAGGATTGATAGCAGCAGCTATTTCTGCCATAATTGGTGTTGTAACACTTTTGTGGGAAAAAAGCGAAGGATTCCGTCGTCTCGTATTTGGTGTATGGGAATCAATCAAGGCAATATTCAGCAATGTATGGACTGTGGTTACAACTATATTCGGAGGCATTTGGGGTGTGGTAAAATCATTAGGACAGTCAATAGCAAATTTTTTCACAGGTCTATGGGATAGCATTGTTGGCTTTGTATCGGGATTGTGGGATTCCATTGTTTCAACATTTTCAAAGGTCATTAACTGGATAGTTCAGAAACTTGGCGTAATAGGATCATGGATTAAAGAAAACTTAGTTCAACCTATAAAAGATGCCTTTGCCGGAATCTGGGATTTTATCAAGGGAATATTTGATAAGATACTTAACGGACTTGGAAAACTGTTTGAACCAATACGAACGCTATGGAACAAAATATTTCCGGACGACAAATTTAGGGACATCGGCGATGCGTATGCCAAAGGTGCGGTAAAAGGTTCAGAATCATGGCGAAAAGACCATCAGGAAAATGTAGAACCAAATGCTGACACGTCAGTTCTTGGTTCTGACAATAAATCAGATCACAAAGTAACTATCACTGGAGGCGACCTTACAGGAGGAAATATAGGTAGCAATGCCGGTGAAAGTTCCGGTAAGGCTCAACAGATAAACATTACCGTAAAGAGCATGGTTGAAACAATGAACTTCAACGGCGGAATGAGAGAGAATGCTGCAGATGTAGAAAACCAACTACGAGAAATGATGGCACGCATATTAGGAATGGCAGCAACAGCAAGTTAGGAGGAACAGATATGAATTTACGTTTGACACCGGCAACAATACTAACAGGCGCAAGATACGCAGTATCTGGTTTGCGTGTGGAACGTCTTTCAACAAACAAGGTTGGAGACATTGCCAACGCTTCATTGCCGTCTGTTCAGAACACCGACAGCCCCTATCCTCTTGTTCCCGGTAACGACTTGTATGGAAGAAATCTGATTGTACCTCTAACAATTAAAGGGAAAAACGATTCAAACGGAATGTATTTTCCCGAAGCAGTGGTAAATATAAGCCGCGCACGCACCATAGTTGCTACTCCTGTGATAAATGGGAAAGGCACGGTTAAGGAAATGATTACCGATGGAGACTTTGAGCTCTCTATATCGCTGGCAGTGGTTAGCACAAATGACAGTGGTGAATTTGAGGCTAAAACAATGCCCTTTTACAGTGATGTATATCCTGACAAAGGAGTTGAAAAATTGCGAAAACTGCTTGACGAACCGAACAGACTCGAAGTAGTGAGTGATTTTCTTAAACTCTTTGACCTTGACGGTGGAGAATTCGGTATAGTGGTTAAGAGCTATTCGGTAAACCAAGAAACGCACACAAACCGTCAGGTGTTCAGCATTACGGCGGTGAGCGACTATGATTATAATCTTTTAATTGAAGAATAACAGATGTATTTGTTAACGTGGCATATTACTATTGGAAAGTTCCGGGTGCAGACATTGAAGTCGGTAAAGATAACCACTTCAGTTCTGAACCTGAGCGATACCGCTGTGATAGAAATGCCCGGACAATATCTGAACACGTGGCTTGACATAGAAAAGAAGATAGCCGTTGGTGATGCCGTAAGCATAGCACTCGGGTACGACGGCAACAATCAATCAGTGTTTAACGGCTATTTAAAACGTATTTCAAGAGACAGTAATTCCCTCAAACTTGAGTGTGAGGACTCTCTGTATCTGCTCTATAAATCAATAGCCGATAAGGAATACAAACAGGTTACGGTAACGGCTCTGCTCAAAGATATATTGCGCCAGGTTGACACACGTTTCACCGTAGACTGCGACTACGAATATACTATGGAGAAATTGGTGGCATTTCACACCACTGCGCTCGATGTAGTTAAGAAAATACAGAGTGAAACCAAAGCAAATATTTGGTTTGAAAACACTACGTTACACGTGCATCCCGTGTATTCTGAACGTGCCGGGGAAACACCGGAATTGTTTGACACTCAGATAAACGTGCAGAAAAACGACCTCAAATGGATAGACCAGGCAGACAAAAAAGTACAGATAGAGGTTGTATATAATAAACCTGACGGGGAAAAGGAAAAAGAAACTTATGGAACCGAAGGAGGAGAAAAGATAACGAAATATGTAAGCGGTAATAATTCTTCAGAGATGAAGACAGTTGCCGAAAACGAATACAATTTGTGGAACTACAGCGGCTTTGAAGGAAGTTTTACAGCGTGGCTGATTCCACGAGTAACGGCAGGCGGAAGCGTTCGCTTGCGCGATAATGGAAGACCCGAAGGAAAATACTACGTGACGGGCGTGGAAATAGAATTTGGGCAAAGTGGAGCAAAACAGATAATAACGCTTGGACGCAAGTTGGATTAAAAGCCGGCTTTACTCCTGTCGTTGGTAAACCAAATGCGACAGTCTTCCCGATCATTGACATAACGGATAACGAACTTGGCTTTGGAACGGTCGGTTACAAAACGCCATTCGCCGCATTTTTGTGGTGTGTCGGTTGTTTTGTACACGTTGTATGTGGCTTCACGTTCGGTTGAAACAATTCTAACTTTCATATCGATGACTTCATTAGGATTCGTTTCAACATAGACATTGCCATAGGCATTGAAATCACGAGTTTGAGTCATGCCACCCCAATCGTGAAAGACTGTAATATGACACCCGTTAATATCGACTTCTTGTGCCGAGGCGCAAAGAGCTGAAAAAAGAAAGAATATAAGAACAGGAATATTTTTCATATATGAGAAATTTTCCATAAAGATATAAAAAAATGGACACGTTGAGCGAGATAAAAAAACATATTGAAGAGATAGCTGGGAAAAAGGGGATTGTGTAGTTTACGGCAAAGGTAGTGAGCGTTTCTGGAGAAACGTGCACTGCCGCCGTTGACGACCTTGAACTTTCCGACATCCGTCTGCGTTCGGTGGTAAACGAAGAGGATAGCAAGATGCTGGTAACACCTAAGGTTGGCAGTTTCGTTACCGTGTTGGACAACAGCAACGGAAACCTTACCGATTTAGTTGTAGTGGCCGTGAGCGAAGTCGAAACAATAGAGATAGACACCAACGGCAAAGTAATATTCAACGGCGGAGACAAAGGTCTGGTAAAAATAGATGAACTGCACAACCGTTTGAAAGCTTTGGAAAAGGCATTTAATGAACATACACACGTAATTACTGTCATAGGTGCTGCTCCTGCAACACCAGGAACACCTCCTTCGGCAACGGAAATGTCTCCATCAGCAAGCACCCAATTTCAAGGCAATTATTCAGGATATGAAGACACTAAAATAACGCATTAAAACAAGTAACGATGAACGGAATACTGACAGACACCAACGGTGATATAAAGGTAGCAAACAGAACGCTTTCCGTAGGAGATTGTACGGCTGACGTGGCAGAACGTGTATTGAAGGCATATCCCGTAGAGTTTAAGGAAGTGCCGGGACTCGGTTTGTTTGCAGTGCAGCAGTTGAACGGCAACGGCAATCCGTTTTGGAGAGGTGAAGCACGAAAACAACTCAAATCGCAGGGCATCAATGCAACTGTTTCCATAGAAAATGAACAAATAACCATAGCAATAGAAGAATGAGAACAATAAACGAAATTATACTGCATTGCAGTGCCACTCCTGAAGGTAGAGTGGTTACGGTTCAAGACATTGACCGATGGCATAAAGAGAAGGGATATAAGGGCATAGGATATCACTATGTGATATATATTGACGGAAGTGTCCACAAAGGTCGCAGTGATTCAGAAATTGGGGCACACTGTGAGAATCACAATGCACACAGCATAGGTGTTTGCTACGTGGGAGGCTGCGATGCTGCAATGAAACCGAAAGACACCAGGACCGAAGCACAACGCAAAGCTATGGAAAAACTGGTGCAAGAACTAAAATTCCGTTTTCCCGGAGTGACTATCCATGGCCATAGCGAATATGATAAAGGAAAAGCCTGCCCGAGTTTTGACGTACAAAAATGGAGAAAGGAGGTTAGATTGTGATGAATGCCATAGAAGTGATAAGTCTCGTTTTCAACGTGTTGTTTGCCGGAGGTGGCATAGTGATGTTTGCCACACTACGCAGCACCAAGCGAAAAGCAGAAGGCGAAGCCGATAGAACCGAGATTGATAACGACGAAAAAGCGTCGGAAGTAATGATGAACTATATTGTTAAACCATTAAAAAACGAAATCAATGCGTTACGTAAAGATGTCAGAAATTTGCAGAAAGCAATCGACAAAGTTAGTGATTGCCCTCATGCTGATGTTTGCCCTGTCCGCCACGAGTTGCAGAACCCAAAAGCAGACAGCGACAATGCAGAGTAATACGGAGATACAGCAAAGCGTATCCCGAAACACCGATTCAATTGTTGAAGAATCAACGGCGGAGACACTTCGTATTAACGAACGTATCGTTGAACGCCGTATGAGTAAACCAAACAGTTCCGGAAACCAATATGTGGAGTCGGAAACGATTACTGAACGAACAACAGAGAGTATGTTACAAAAGGAATCAGTGAGTACAACGCAAACCACAGACACGCTCGCAATGCAAGTGCATACCACCGATGACGTAAAAGTAAAGGAAAAAACACAGCCAGAAGAGAGTCCGTGGCGGTTGCTTATTGTAATAGCATTGGCCACTCTAACGTGGATATGTGCAAAGAAAATCTATTCAATGTCATGAGAACTGCAAAAACAACACATTCACAGTCGCTTTTTGACTTTGCGATACAGCATTGCGGTACGGCAGAGGCTGCGTTTGAAGTTGCACGGCTGAACAATATGAGTTTGACTCAGGATGTGGAACCAGACACTGAACTGATATTGCCGGAAATAAGCGACAAAGACGTTGTATTACATATCAAGGTAAACAAACTACATCCGGGAACCGGAATTACCCAAACGGAATTTGAAACAATGACAAATGGCGGTTCGGGCATAGAGTTTTGGAGAATAGAGCAGGAATTTGAGGTTAATTAAAATAAGTAATCATTACGATGAGAACAGTTGATGAAATAAAGAAAGAAATGGTTGACGGATACACAGCGAACGAAACAATACGTTCGTTGTATGGTGTGCGTGAAGGAGAAACACTTACCCTTGCTAAAGCAAGCATTGAAAACATACTGTTTTATGTGGTTGCATTCTCTATTTGGGTGTTGGAACGATTGTTTAATGAACATAAGACCGAAGTTGAAAACTATATAGCCGAAATGAAACCGCACACACGAAAGTGGTATGCTAATATGGCTAAAAAATATATGCAAGGTATAGAATTGGTAGAAGATGCCGATTATTATGATACATCAAATATGACCGATGAAGCAATAGAGGCTGCGCAAATAGTCAAATATGCGGCATCCGTTGAAAGTGACGGAGTTGTTATAATAAAAGTTGCCGGAGAATCAAATTCGGAGCCCTCTCAAATATCAGATTTGTCCGGAATAGAAAAATACATAGGAGAGATAAAGGATGCAGGTGTGATAATAAATGTTCGTTCTGGTTCTGGTGATCACTATCGTGCAACATTAAAAATATGGTATGATGCAAAGGTTTTAAAAGGGAATGGAGAAAGTTTACTTACAGGAACAAAACCTGTCGAAGAATGCGTTAAAAAATTCCTTTCATCACTCCCTTTCAACGGAGAATATCGCAATGATGCAATGATTGATGCTATACAAGCAGTTGATGGTGTTGAGATTGCAGAACTTGTATCTTCAGAACAAAGCGTTAGCGGAATAGATTGGTCTAATATATATGGATTTGCAACACCATATTATGGATGGTTCAAAATATACAACGATGAAGATTTACACATAGAATATATAGCAAAATAGATATGATTTACGACTTAAACATATACAAGTTAATTATAAGCATTACTCCATCATTTCTACGGAAACCTGTCGTACTGGCTTTTTTAAAATGCTTTTCAATGTCTATGCAGACCGTGTTTGATACATTATTTGCAAAAAGTCGTAATGCTCATATATACGTGTTAAAACATAACGGCCAAGTATGCTATTTACGTAAGGTATTAAACGATGCATTTACAGAAAGAAGTGCGAGTTTTCAGATAGAAGATGTATCTGAACGTAACCATTGGCAATGTGCCAGGAGCGAAATAGAGTTTCCATTATCTGACCCCAATCGTGCGGATGAACATTTGTATGCCTATTCTGAAACCCAATCGGAAAAAACGACCTTATTATATGATGAAAGATATATGGTAGCTGAAACTCCCCCATTTGTAGTAAAAGTTCCATCAGAAATATATAGTTCTGATGAGAGTATGAAACGTGTAAAATCACTTGTAGAACTATATAAATTAGTATCAAAACACCCTATTTATGAATCATTAT